TGTTAGTCAAGTTACTAGAGTAGATCTTGCTCAAGGCGAATACCGTGTAGACTATGAATCGCCTTCTACTGTTTTTGTTATTACTAATAGGCCTGTTAATTCAAATCCGATTGGTCCCGGTTATCATGTTTCAGAGAATTTGGCTGACAATGCTACGTTTTCCGTTGCCGAGACTACTCGTATTTCAGTTGGCACCACACCAGTTATTACAACCGGCACTTGTACCATTGCTGTTACCGGCACTGCTGGTACCATTAACGTACTTACTCTAAATTCTGCTGGTTTTGATGTCCCCACTGTTGTTGATTTAGAAGCTGGTACATATACTGTTGATTTGAATAATGTATCTTCTGTTGCATTTGTTTCCAACAAACCTCTTACTATTCCTGCTTCTGCATCTTCTCGCTTGGCTGACACACATGGTGGTCTGGATTATAGTGTTGGAGATCAGTCCAACATGCTATCTACAATGGGAGAACAGTATCGCTCTCTCAGGATGTTTACAAGGCGTTTCAGTCCTGTAGACATTCTGAAGGGCAGAAATGTTACATTGCCGGGAATTAACTTGGGTACTGACAATTCTTTGCGTCAGAGCTTGCTCAATGTAGTTTCTTACATGTACCGTTTCACCCATGGTAGTATAGCCTACAAAATTGTCCCTCAGACAAAAGGTGACTTACTTGTCACAACCACCAGTGATGACACGTTAGAGCTCAATGCTAACGCTAATCGCTTTGATACTAACCGAGCTCTTCATTATATTAATACTAATCTTAATCCTATTGCTCAGGTAGTGTTACCTTTCTATAGCCCAGCTGAGAATCTTGTTATTGATTCTGGATCTTTTCCTCAGCTGAGCGATCTTTCTATCGCCAATCTTGACGGCGGTGAGAATACCTATTTCATTCTCGCCGGCGCTGGTGATGACCATACTTTTTCGCAGCTTGCTGGGTGCCCTGCCTTTACTTTTGGCCCCAGTGGATCTGCTGGATAAATCCCTCCCTGAGAGGGTCTACTCTCTGAGTAGATGACCCGTCGCAAGACGCATGGGTTGAGTTTCATGACATTTGTCAGTCGTGAAGTGTAAGTCTCAACAGTTTTCCCTAACCACGCGTCGCGCGGCAGGGTTTTTATTCTGAGAGATTTACTCCCACCCATATAGGTCACTTGACAGTAGTTGTCCGGCTACCTAGTGGATGTGCCTTACTTTAATTAGTTGTGCACATGGGCGTATTTTTGCTAGCTTAC